TAGGCTATGGATATCAAAGTGTTTTTAGCCAAGTGTTCGAAGAAAGATTTAAGCCAGCTGTAGTACATATTAGTGTTGATGCTAGTGGTTCTATGTCTGGTGATAAATGGAGAAAATCTCAAATTGCAACTGTAGCTATTGCAAAGGCTGCATCCATGGTGCAAAATCTTGATATTATTATTTCGTACAGGAGTACAGAATACATTGGAAACAAAAATACTCCAGCAATCTTTTTAGCATATGATAGTAGAAAAGATAAAATAAATAAGATAACTAATTTATTCCAATACATTCAATGTCCTGGTACTACTCCTGAAGGCCTCTGTTTTGAAGCAATACAAGATGAAATAGTTGATGGATCAAATGGAGTTGATAGTTATTTTATAAACTTCTCGGATGGAGAACCTTACTTTGAAAATAATAATATTCAATACTACGGAGAATCTGCATACAATCATACACGCAAACAAGTTGAAAACATGAGATCTAGAGGAATTAAGGTTCTTAGTTATTTTATTGGTGGTGGTAATTATAGAGTCGATAAAAATAATTTCACTATGATGTATGGTAAAGATGCATCATTTATTGATACAAATCAATTAGCTTCACTTGCGAAATCATTAAACAAAATGTTTGCAACTATATAATGTATAGACTAATATACATATCAGTAATACTTACCCTATTGGGTTGTAGTCAAGATATACCAGAACCACTAGGTCACGAGTTTATCCTTGATGTTGGTTTACCAATAGACTCATCAGGATTTTATCATCTAGAATTATCTGATGATTGGCAAACATTACATCGTATATCTGGAACAGTATCAACTGTATCACATAGCTATAATCTTGCAAGCGTTGATTGGACAAGTTCACACTATTGGTATATTGGAGATACTTTAGGCTATATAGTTCATTTTAATAATCCAGAAAATGATATTTATTTATATAGTAATAGAGATACTGCATATGTATATTGGTTTAATGGTTTTGAAGTACCAACAATTAATAGTAATACATATCAAACAGAAGGTGGAGAAGTAAATACCATGTTTGGTCCAGTCAGCTCAATGAAGGAAGATACTGTTAAAATAATAGCTAGTGTAAATTTTGCAGATGGTTACACTAGTAATGAGACAATTGAAATTATATTAGAATGAGTATATTTAATGAAGACAATAATGGAGAAAATATGATTGATTTATCGGATTTTTTTGAAACAGTACAGCGAGATGCTATGGAGTCTGGATACGAATTGTTCAAGTTGTATGGTATAACAGGTATGAAAGAAGAATTAGGTAGTAAAAACCCTATAAAAATGGCAAATAAACTTATAAAGTATTTCATAAAATATGAGGAGTACGAAAAATGTGCAGTATTAGTAAAACTAATAGAGGAGTTTAATACATGTCAGATAAAATAGAAGATATATTATACCAAGCCCATCGTGAAGGTATATGGAATGAGGTTATTAATGTTTCTAAAAGCCTTGATGGTACAAAGCATTATTATAGTTTTGGAGATAAAATAGAAGAAGCATACAATATAGTAAAAACTAAAAAAGAGAAAGGTTATGAAAATACAAATTTGGATAAAAAAAGATGAGGCAGTAAGCGGTAAGATAACAGAATACCATTGCCACATACCCCAAGTATCATATGGTAACTATGTTCAGGTAGTTATATCACAAGATGAATTTGCAAGATTAGAAGATAGCAAAAAAATAAGCATACATGATTTAAATGATATGTCAATGAGATCGGATAAATCTGATTGGTTGGTTTCACAATACAATAGAAACAGAGACAAGGGTGATTGGGTAAAATCAAAAGAAGATATTCCATATATTTACGAAAGAAACCCAGACACAGATGAAATATTTAGGCGTCGTTCTGGTGGTACTCATTCTTCTAGGGAATTAATAAAGAATTCAAAATCAGAAACAGCAATTCAAAGGGTTGGTGAAAGAGATTATTCTGGAGAAAAAGGTTTCGACCAATTAGTTGTTGAAATGCGGGATGTAACAGGTGGAAATTTTAATGAGTGGTTCCATAAGTTAACAAAAAACGAGCAGTCAAAATTACAAAAGTTATTTAAAGATTAAAATAAAAGTTATGATAGATTCAAAAGAGGCATTTATGTCTAAGTTCAAAAGAACTAAAAAAAGATTAGAGAAAAGATTTCCTGGAGCAGAATTAGATACAACCCCATCAGGCCAGTTTTTTATTGGTCAGTATGGAAGAAATATAATTGGTGAGGAATATCCAGACCTTGCAATTGCTAGTAGTGCTTGGGAGGCGTGGCGAAATCTAGATACAGTTGAGCATTGGAATAGGATAAATACAAGAAATAAGCAAAAATTAAGAAAATCATTACAGCACATAGTTGTTACTGGTGGCACTACATCCTATGATCCAACTGATTATATTGAAACACCTGAGTCATTTACCATAAGTGACGGAATTGAATGGGACAATGAGTAAATTAAGTAAACTATTCCACAATTTAATTGATGCTTGGTTAGAGGTTAAAACAGGAAAGAAAGAATATAAGTCTGGAGATATTTCTAGTAGTGAATTATTTGATATAGAATTTAATGCATTTGAATTAGAAGAAAAGTTTATTTCACAATTAAAAAAAATAAAGTGAAAAACATTTTTTTATGTCATATTTTTTTATTATATTTTATATAATTGATTTATTAGTTGTATAAGGAGAAAGATAGTAATCCCGGCAATAATATATAATCACATTAAAATACAAGGAGGTAGCCGAAAATCCTTTATAGAGTAGGCAAATCAAAAACATTTAACAATGGCACACAAAGTAAATTACAACAACAACAGACCAGAAAGAAGTAAGTTTAATCCCGCAAAGTTCGGTCCAACATGGGCTAGTATCTTTTGGAAAAGTAAACCTGGATTAATGGCTATGGGAGAAGCTAATCAACCAGTAATCGGTAACTTGAATATTGGAGGTAAAGAATTCGACTTAACGTTTTCTGAATGCAATAAGCTTATTGAAACACTAATAGACGCTAAAGAAGCTGCTAAAATTTCAAAAAGATTAGGTACAACATCAAATGCTGCTGGATCTCCAGTTGGATTTATGGAGACTGTATCAGATATGTATAATAATTAAAAGAGAAAAAAAATGGAAACAATGAACATTATTTATGGATTAGCTGGATTAGCTATCGGAGGTTTAGGTACCTCAATATGGTTGGGTTATAAAATTAAAGATCTTAAGAATACTATTTTAGATAAGAGAACAATAGTTAGATTTCTTAAGGAAGCTTTGGATGAACACAAACCAAAGAAATCATATAGTAGAAAACCTAATAGAAAGTATCAATCTACAACTAAACCTAAGGTTAGTACAACAAATGCTACTAAAAAACCAGTTGCTAAAACTGTAACTCGTAAGAAAAAGGTAGTAGTAAACTAGTAGTTATCTATGTACAATAAATTAATTTACAATGGCAATGAGCTATACCATGTTGTTAGAATAATATCTATGGATGATTGTAATCCTAAAAACTATGGTATACCTAAAGAAGACCAAGGATCGTTTATGAAGGTACTACAAGTATGGCGAGATCAATATAATTGTGATCACGTACTTAAGCGTGATAATAAGTTCATGCTGTGTAGAACTATTAAAGATGCTCAAATAGTAGAATAATTTGATTTAAAACTATATTTATAATTGATCGTTAGTAGTTATATTAGCTGCTCAAATGGACGAGGGTTCGACTCCCTCCATCTCCACTCAACGGACTATATTCATTTAGATATAATATGGTCCTCGGTGATAAACTATATTCAATTGAATATAATGGGGATGACTTGGATATTGACATTGAGATAAGGATATAATGAAGATCACGCAATAACAGGCGAACATGTTGAAATGGCGATGGCGGCTTAATAAAGTCCTCAGACCCGACGGTAGAAGAAGCAAACCGTTTAAGCTTCGGAGGAAAGAGGATAAATATAATATTACTATGGATAATAAAAAAAATACTGCTAGTTGGACAATCGATCAAGTTTTAGATCCTAATTCTAAATTTTGGGATAATATGCTTGGTGATATGGATATATACCTATCAACCTTAGATAGTGAAGCTATTGAAACATTAGGTAGTGAACCCTTTCATAGTAGAATAGCTGATTTTATTACGTTCTTTAAGAGTAAAGCCGAACAGAATCAAATGGTACAAGACATTGAAAAAGTAGAAAATGTTGTAACAGGTACCCTGTGGACTCTAATATCTGAAGAAGATAAGCTTATTTTGTTTGATAATGATATAGAATATTTTAGTGACTGGATAGATAGTTGCCCACGAGAACTTTTGGATATTTATATAACTGCTCTATCTAAGGGTGATTCATTAAATAAAATACCCAAAACAGAATTAGATTTAACTGGTGTTATACAGAAATCAAACGTTAGTCATGATATGTGTAATGTTAGTGTATTTAATGGTAAGTTAATATTGTGTTCGTCAAATAAAAACTTATTAGATAACTTTAAGAGGGTAATGTTGGAGTCAGGAAACACACTCCAGGACTATAGGACAGATAAGAGTTCGGATAATAAAATAACAATCCATTCTTATATTTTTGAAATCAAAGAAAACACAAAAGAATAATATGAAATTTAAACAAGAAGTAGAACAAGCCCTTGAAGTTGCTGAAAATTTAGCACTAACACTAGAAACGGTTGCATCAACACCGAGATTATCTAACCCAGTTGAAATTAAAAGATTAGCTACTGCCATTAGAAACCAAATAAAAAGGGCAGCCGATAGAGTAAGCTTAGAGTATGAAGGATAAATTACTTCCAATATTAATAGCATTATCTGCTTTGGCGGTTTCAGGCTCAGCAGCATTCTACTCGGTTTTTGGACTAAGTAAACTGTTTGCAGGAGCGTCTACGCAAGTAATTATAATGGCTGGATCCCTTGAATTTGCAAAATTGGTTGTTGCATCCCTGTTATACCAGTATTGGAATACAATTAATTCATTTTTGAGAACGTATCTATCAATAGCTGTATTTATTTTGATGTTAATAACTTCTGGTGGTATATATGGATTTTTATCTGGAGCATACCAAGAAACTGCAACAAAGTCAGAATTCTTAGATAAATCACTGGCAGTTTTAGAAATTAAACAATCTAGATTTGAAGAAAATAAATCAGATCTTAAAATAGAAAAAGAACAACTAAACAAATCAATTTCTGATCTAAGAATATCTCTTTCTAATCCAGCACAGGTACAATATATAGACAAAGAGTCAGGTACACTAATCACAACCACATCTAGTTCTTCTAGGCGAGCACTACAATCAGAATTAAATAAAACTATTGCTGATAGAAATGTACTTAATTTAAAATTAGAAACAACTCAAGATTCTATTATGTCTCTTGATTCTAGAATATTAGATTTAGAAATATCCAATGAAGACGAACGAGAATTGGGTCCACTAAAATATCTAGCAGAGACTACTGGTCAAGATATGAATCAGGTGGTTAATTGGTTCTTATTGTTAATAGTATTTGTATTTGATCCATTAGCAATTGCAATGGTTGTAGCTGCAAACTTTGCATTTGAGCAAATAAAAAAACCAACAGTTAAAACGTCTGTACCAGAAGGTATGGAATTTAATAAGCCATATAGTCAATCAACTGAATCACTAATTGCAAGACATAAGACTAAATTATCTAGTGAACAAATGAAAATAGAAAAACAAGATATAGTTGTTGATGATATGGAAGACTTAGAAGCCCGTATGAATGTAATAGGTCAAAATGGAAATGATGGGCTACACTATGATGAAGAAAAAATAGGCAAAAAATATGAATTATATGGTGAAAAATATTCAAAGGATGAAATATATTCACTATCCTACCATTTAACAGATACACTTATGCGGAAAAACCATATATATATAAAAGAAGGTAATGTAAAACGAGCAATTAAAGTCTTACACGAAAACAATATAATATAAAGAGAATAAGTTATGTCAAGCGAAGAAACCCCACAATATCACGTAGAATATAGAGAAGGTACCCATTGGAACGAAAGAATAGGTGCAATGTATAAATATATGGAATGTAAGCGCTGTGGCCAAATGTCAAGGTGTGGAGATGAAGCAATAGCTATAACTTGTTCTGATTGTGTTAGTGAATTGGTTGATCCAGTTGACATGGGATATATAAAATCAGATAAGCCTAGAGGTTGGACGTTAAAGGGAGTATATGTTGATAAGGATGGTAATGTATATCATAAGGGAGTAGAACAACCTAAATTAAAAGGTACCCTTGAATTAACACCCATTAAAAAAAGTATACCATCAAAAAGAATGACAAAAGGTCAAAAAACTGAACTGATGGCAATTGCAGCCTTAAATTTACATAAACTAAAACGGAAGTTACAAACTTTAAGGTGGAAGAAAGATAAAAAACCAATTTTAAGCGAAATTAAATTACATTCAAAAGTAGCCACTGCAAAATTCCCTAGAACATTTAATAGCTCAGAATATTTATTAAAATACAAAAAAAATTAGCCCAGATTTTCCTGTTTGAAATATTTTTATTATATTAACATATATGAAAGTATTACTAAGAGAACTTATAGTCGCAATAATAGTATTATCAATTGCTACATTTGTTTTATGTTTTGCCTTTATTATTGTATCGGTATATTTACCAATAAAATTATTAGAGAGAATAGGAAAATGGATTCAAACAATTATGACTTCTTAATATATAAAAGAGGTAATGAAACTAAAGAGGCAAAATCAATTGAACTAAAAATACCAAATGAAATGACATGTGACGAGTTTAAAATTATGTGTGTACGAATGGCTCATGCTATAGGATACCACCAAAACTCTGTTGCTGAAACATTTGGTAAGATTAAGGATAAATTATCCAACACCAATCAATTAAAACTTTTATTAAAAGACTAATATGGAATATTCAGAAGAAAAAACAATAGTACTAGAAAGGGTACCACCAGGTGATCGGTGGAAACCAGTTGGAAGAAATGATATTGTATTTGAATCACTTACAGAAGGTTTAGAGTGGTGTTACCAAAATACAGGCTGTAGAGATTATCATCTTGCTGCATTTGACGGTAAAATATACTCTATAAATAAGGTAGAAGTATCCCCACTAGAACCACAAAAATTTAGTTTATACGGAGAATAAAATATGAATTTAACAGAAGAACAAATATTAAACAATTGGAATAATCTCTTACAGAGAATTAAAGACAATTTCAAAGGTGAAAGGCAAGAAAAATTACTTTCACTATACGAAGATTTAGGTGATAGAATGATGATGGCACCTGCATCAGGTATCGAGCATTTCCACAACTGTTTTGCTGGTGGATATGTTGACCATGTATTAAGAGTTATGGATTGTACTGAAAGACTATATGTGCAGTGGGAAGAAATGGGCGCAGATATGTCGGGTTATACTAAAGAAGAAATTATGTTTTGTGCACTTAACCATGACCTAGGAAAAGCTGGAGATGAATTTAATGATTACTACATACCCAATCCAAGTGAATGGCATAGAAAGAATCAAGGTAAGATTTATGATCCAAATCCAAACATACAAAACATGACAGTACCACATAGAAGTATTTGGTTGCTTTCTAACTATGCAATTCAGTTTTCTCAAAATGAAATGATAGGTATACTAACACATGATGGCGTATATGATTCAAGTAATGACGCATACCTTAAACCATGGGGAAAGGAAAAAGCATTGTGGAATAATTTACCAATTGTATTACATCATGCAGATCACATGGCATCTAGGATAGAATATGAATCCTGGAAGAATAAAGACACAATTAGATCTGCCTTTAATACAAAACAAAAATTTAAACAAAAACCTAGTGTAAAAAGGGTTGGTATATCTTCAGTAGACAAGGGATCTCCTGCACAAGATATGTTTAAAGACTTATTTGGAGAAGGATAATGGTTTTAAACATAATATTATTTTTAATTATTTGTATTAGTGTTTACGTTAATTGGAACCTATTTATAAAGATAGAAAAATTAGAAGACGCTAATGAAGAAGCTACTGATTGGATATCAGGATATAGTACTTCACTAGACCAAATACTTATAAAAATACAAGACTTAGACTCAAAAAATCTATTTGAATCAGACGATGAAGTAGGTAGTGTATTTAATGCCATAAAGGAAACAATACAGTCTTTAGAGGAGTTGAAAAAAAATGATTAGTCCAGTAGAACAATTCTATTTAGATATAGAAATATTAAGAGAAAAAGAACGGCAAGATGCTCTTTTACCAGCTGTTGCTAGAAGAGGTCGACCACGAAAAAAGAAGCTATATTTTACAGATGAAACTGAAATGGCTATAATAGCATATAATATAGAAGAAAATATGCGGTTAAAAAATAGGGTATATAACGAGTTTATTAAGCACCCATTTGAAAAGTTATCTGAAAATATAATCCATACATTTAAGTTTTATTATTTTGATGGTGGAACACGTGAGGTACAACAAGAAGTAATAGCTTTTTTAATCGAAAAAATGAATAAGTTTACCCCTGGAAAAGGTAAGGCATTTTCATACTTTGGCCAAATAACTAAAAATTATTTAATACAAAATAACAATAAAAATTATAAAGAATTAATAAATAAATCACCTATAACTGTAATAGATCTAAAGCGAGATTTAGGAGCAGAAGAAGCATTACAAGATAAACGAGAAGGACTAGATATGTTCATGGACAGTTTTGTCTTGTATTATGACAAACAAATTGAAGAAAAATTCAAATCTCAACGAGATAAAAAAATAGCTTATGCAACTTTAAAGTTATTTGAAGATAGAAAAAGTATAGAAATATTTAATAAAAAAGCACTATATATTTTAATTAGAGAAATGACTAACACCAAAACACAACATATAACAAAGGTGGTCAATGTCATAAAGGTCGATTTTAAAGATTTATATAAAAGATTTGAAAACGGAACATATTTTTAGTATATAATGTATATTTATACACGGTTACAACAAATGGTTACAAAAAATAAAGGTTATTGGAATAACGGAGGTTATTCAATAAAGTCTTAAACGAAGAGAGCATTCAACTAAGCAAATTAAACAGAAAGAGGAAAATTATGAGAAACATTATTTTAACAGTAGTATTAGCATGTGCAACCATTTTAGGTTCACAAGCTCAAACAAAAGGCGATTGGTACATTGGTACTGGTGACGTAGCAAATGTAGCATGGACAGAGTTGGCAGTTAGCCCAACTGTAGGCTACGGTGTAACAGATAAGTTGATGGTTGGCTTAGCGGTTTCACAGGCAGATTCAACAGTTGACGTATCATATGACTTACATGCAAGATATTTTGTAAAAGGTTATTTCGTATACGCTTCAACTAGTGGATTAGATACTGAGACATTGAGTCTTGGTGTAGGTAGATTATTCACAATCCATAAAAGTATTTATGTAGACCCAAAATTGGTTTATAATACTGGAGACAAGACTACAAACCTTACAATAGGGTTTGGTCTTAAATTTTAATTAATACCCAATAATGGGTAAATGCTCTCGACACAATTATTAACAATTAAAAAACAGGAGAAAACAAAATGGAAAACGTAATTAAATATATTACAGGATTCTTTGGCGGATTAGGTACAATTCTTATGGCAGTTCTTCCAGTAACGATCTTATGGTTCGTATTAACTGGTGGATCAATCTTTGGAATGGACGTGATTGCAAATCTTACTTCATTAGTGAATGGATTTGGTCAAGGTGGTTTTGCAGGACTAGTAGTACTAGTATTAGTAGCATCATTTTTTATCAAGAAATAGTAGATAAAACATAAATAGTTAATTAAGCCTGGAGATAATATCTCCGGGCTTTTTTATTTTCCCAAGACTCTGATATTTATAGTAAACGCGGAGATATATTATGTTTCAAGACGAAATATTTGATGGTAAAAGTTTTTCAGATTTATTAAAAGAAATACATACCAATTCAAAAAAGAAGGAAAAACAGATAAATTCATTGATTGCTCAATTGCATCCTTTAGTTAAGAATATAACTGATGCAACTATTCTTGTACCCTTAATCAAGGATTATCTTGATGTTGGTATAAAAAATGATGACCAACTAGTAAAGATGGCCAGTATAATACAAAGAGCCATGACTAGAACAGAAGCAGAAGGATCAGATTTTAGTTTATCTGATGATGAAAAGAAACAGTTAATAAATACTGTTAAAGAAGCTTCACAGAAAATAGAATGGGAAGAAGATGCCAAGAGTAAGGTCAAATAAACCAAATAACCCTAATCCACAGGGAGCAAAGAATTCTTCAGCACAGGATATAGTAACTAAAGTTATGGAACCGGCTGAAGTAGTTGATGTTATCATGGATCCATCTCACCCAGCATTTAATGCTGATAGGAGAAGAACTATAGGTGCTGTAATGGCTCGCCCACTTGTTAGGCAATTTAATCAACCTGTTGATAACTTACAATGGTATAACCCAATAAATGCACATGCTTCAGTATACCCATTACTTGGGGAAATTGTTTTATTAATAACTGCGCCTGCAACATCTGCCCAATTAATAAACGAGGGTAAATCTAAATACTATATGTCAGTTGTAAATGTTTGGCACTATGTTAACCACAATGGTTTGCCAGCTTCAAGTTATGATATAAATGCCCCTGATGGAGATAAGGCTAAAAACTATAGGGGTTTTACTGGTAATTCTAAGGGCGGAGCAGACGATATTCCTTTTGGTGAAACTTTTGTAGAAAAACCAATTGCTAGAGTTTTTCCATATGAGGGAGATATCATATATGAAGGTAGATGGGGTCAAAGTCTAAGATTTGGAAGTACAGTTTCTACTCCAGCAACACCCAATGATTGGTCATCTGCTGGAGATGATGGTGATCCAATAACTATAATATCTAATGGCCACGCATCTGAAGGATCATATCATATTGAAAATATAAATGAAGATTCAAGTGGAATATTTCTATGTAGTTCACAAAAATTACCTATAGATATAGCATCAACAAACTTTGATTCTTACGCTGCTGCTGGAATTGGAGCAACTGCTGCAAATAGAGAAGCAATAGCTGGACCAGACGCCCCAGAAACTCCAACTGGTGGAGCAGCTAGTCCAGGTGGAAATGTAGATGCAAAAGCTGCTTCAGGTGGAGGTGGAGCCGAAAATGGTCCTGATCCAGAACCAGAAAAAGTAACAGAGGTACCACCAGACGCAGATATTGTTGCAGCTGTAGACGAACTAGAGGAAATTGGACCATTTGACGCATATAGAAGAGGAAAACTTACTGAATCAATAATGTGTGTTGTTGTTGACGGTAAAATAGTAAATAAAGCCTTTGCTGATAAGATACTAACTGTAAAACAAGCAGCATCAAAGGATGGCGTAAGTATAAAATTAAACAGTGGATTTAGACCAATGGAAGCACAATCAGGAGCAGGTTGGTCGACGTCAGGACAACGAACACTTAGACGGCAAAATGCAAGTACATCAGTTGGTGGTAAAAAGTCTGGATTAAAAACACCAGCTGGAACTTTCGAAGATGGCTTTGCTGCACAATCCAGGCAAACTGGATATTTTAAACCATTAACTGCAGGACCTGGATATTCAAACCACCAAAACGGTAAAGCTTTTGATCTACAAACAGGAATGGGTAAAAGTCAGAGTCCATATATAGTAACAACAAAAACATGGAGGTGGCTAGTTGCAAATATGCACCAATATGGATTTATTAGAGCAGTTTCTAAAGAACGATGGCATTGGGAATACCATCCGGGAGCAGGAATGTTTTCAAAAGTACCTAGAGACCATGGAACATGGGATAATTTAGTATAGGAGAAAAGTTATGGGATTAATACCACCAAGTGTATATGAAGGACAACAAGTAGTTATAAACTCTGATAGACTACTATTTAACGCAAGAACAGACTCAATATTGTTGATATCTGACGAAAGTGTAGGAATATCAACAAATGGTACCTTCAATGTTGACTCTTCAGATATAACTGTGATAAATAGTCCTGAAATATATTTAGGACTAGATGCAGTAGAACCCGTTGTTTTGGGTGATACTTTACTTGGATTATTAGAAGAACTATGTGACGCACTTGCAGCAGAAACCCACCCAACACCAGTTGGACCGTCTGGTCCCCCAATAAACGTAGCTGATTATTCATCAATTAAAAGTAGACTCTCAACGTTTTTGAGTCCACAAAACTTCACATTATAATATTATGCCATTTATAGCCCCCGCATTTCAATCAGCTCTATCAGGAATAGAAGCAAATCACCCAGGAAACGCAGTTGCTTTTGCAAACGCCTGGGCCGACGCATTTTTTATTGGCTTCGGTAATCCAATACCACCATCAACAACTGGACAAGCTGCAAAATCTGCAGCCTTCGGTATATTTTTAGGTGCATACGAACAGTTTAATCCTGCAAGTTCTCCACAGGGAATAAATATAATGAAATCAGCCGTAACTGCATTTGCAGCAACACTTGCTTTAGGAATGTTACCTGCTTTTGCTGCTATTCCTCCATCTTCTCCATATCCTGGTTGGGAACAGTTTGCATCACCAATAAGCAACTCAAATAACGCAGGTACTATGCCTGGATTAATAACTGCAGCTAGTGTTCCTTGGTTTATGACTGGAATAGCAGTTAATACAGTATCAGGAGTTACAATACCCTGGGCATAACAATTAACCAATTGGTTTGATATTTATATATGGAAACAAAAGATAGGAGAAAAAATATGAAAAAATCTGATTTAGTTAGGATAATTAGAGA